TATAATATCTATTATACCGCAAGTCGCAATTAAAGACAAGCACTATTTTGCAGTAATTTTCTCGTAGAGAGCAACGAAGTCCTCGTGGTCTGCAACTTCTTGATGCAGATTCTGTTTGTGATATGTCTTTGCAATCTTGGAAATAACTTTCTTTGGAATTTGCAAAGTGTCTGATTGGTCTTTCACGATCTCTTTAATCAGATCTCGTTCTGCTTCAGTTCGTGTCATTGAATCACTAATCTCACGAATGGCTTTTTGCAAGTCATTCTTTTGCTCTGGTGTTAAAGCATAATTCATCATTTATCCTTTTTGTAACTAATAGATGTTTTAAAGAAAATTTGTAGTAGGACAACTGCTGACCAAGTCTCCAGTGTATAAGGGATAGTCAACGAGAACAGAGTGTTCACTGCCCAAATAGTTAAGATCGGAAATAAAACAGCAATACCAATAATAATGGCAATGCCTACAATCACTCCAAATGTACCTAAGATTTTATTCATAGATTAAAACTCACTTTCGTTACGGATTCCCAGCGGAAGGATCTCCATTCTTGTTTTTCTGTATCGAAGACACGAACTGCGGATCCAGAAGTTTGGCTACTTTTTCCTTCGTTGGTTGGTGTCTTGTCTGCTGGAATTCGTCCTGCACTGAGAGTGCATCGCATATCTCTAACTGTACCATCTTTTTTGGTGAAAGTAATGCACAAATCTTTGGCATTTTCATCGTGAAGTATCCCTAGAGTCCATGTTTTAAATTCCTCGAATTCTTTATCCGTTTTGAACACTGTCTGAAATGTCATTGTCAATTCTCTCTTTCATATCATTAAAAATTGGACCAAAAAATTCTTTAAACTCTTTTGGAGAAAAGAAAGAAGTGTGTCCAGTGTCAATTATAACTTTACCATTATCATCAGTCAACTTATTCTTGATTGTGAATTCAATCGTTTCATAAGATGTACCCATGTTATGTTCCTTAATCTTAACAGTCTTTAACAGACCATTGCGATAGAACTCTGCCTCATAATTAAGACTCATATGTGTCCTTTTTGTGCTTAGGTTTACGAATGTACTGAACCTTGCTCTCCACTTTTCGCATGCGATACTTTGGAGTGCGGAGATCCTTTGCAATAGGATTTCTAGGTTTCAAGGTTCTATTATACATTTACTTTCTTTGCAAGGCAAATTTCTTTAGGTATTCTTTTGCTTCTTTATATTGTGTTTGTTCTATTGCTTCTTCAGCGTGTGCAAGGATAATCATCTCTTGCAAATAGTCTGCAAGTTTCTGGTCTTCATCATCCAATAAATTGTACCACTCGAAGAACTCTTCTTCTGTCTCAAGAGTCCACATATGGTCTAACATTTCGACTTCATAAGGTGATAGATTATTAATCTGAATCATTTTATGTTACTCCACTTTGCAAGTTTATGTCTTTTATTTACTGTGGCACGATGCACAACATTCGCATCTAGAATTTGATTCTCTATCATAAGATCAATCATGCACAATAGATCGCCAACTTCTTCTTCGAGTCGTTCACGATTAGTAAATCCATTATGCTCACCTTCAATTCCAAATCGAAATACTTTACTTATCGCTTGAGTAACTTCAGCACATTCTTCTTGAGCAATGAGAAGGATCTCTTTGTTCTGTTCATTAATCACTTTATTCAATACAAACTTATCCATTTTACATCCTATAAAAAATTCCACCGACATATACGAGCAGTAAACCAGCGTTCACTGCAATCATTGCTTTCTCTTTGATTAGGACACCCCAAATCAAAAACAGGAAAGCACCTAAGTTTAATAGCCAGATGTTTAATGGGTCAATCATTAATGCAGTTGCGATAGCACCTGCGATTGTAACGATGGTGGCAACCCACTTCAACACATTAATCATTTTACTTCCTCAACAGTTACACGATAACACTTTCCATTTCTGTCAACAACAGACATGGTCTTTTTGGTAGAAAGGAATTCTCCCTTCTCTCCGAGATCCCACTGGATCTTTCCAACATTATCAATGTACGACATATAATTATTAGTCGAGTCTTTCTTCATTGATTCGCTAATCACTTTAGCGATGTAATCACAATATGCTAACATAACAACTCCTTCAAAAATTAGTGCTGGTTTTTCTTTATAGTCTATAACCAGCAAAAATAGACTGCATCAGTTTATGACTCTTTCTTTATAGTCTCTCAGTCAAAGGACGCAACGACCTGTAGATATAGACTGCTGTTTTGGCTGTTTAAAGTCTGCCACGGATATTCCTCCAGTAAGACTTTGGGGTTTTAATCCCAACTCTTTTTACCACCAAACTGCTCATTGTATTCGTAACCCATAAAGTATGCACGCATTTCTGCAATACTCATATCTTTAGGTTCAACTCGTTTACCATGACCAGTTCCCTCTGGATACCAGTGTGGATCTTGTGGACGACTGTACCAGCTATCAGCACTGCCACGATCGAAGGGACTTCCATGAGTACGATCAAAAGTTTGACCACGATATTCAATAGGTTTAAGCATTTTGTTCTCCATAAGACATAAATTCATGTTGTTTCTGCAATTCAAGTTCATGACGCTGAAAAATGTATTGCATCGCTAAATCATAAGAAACACCGAGTTGATTGCTAATTTCAGTAGCAGTGAAACCCTGCTCGACCATTTCTTCCAAAGTAATCAAAGACTCTTTTAATTTACCCATTATACACGCTCCATTGCTTTAGCACCAGAGTACATCAAACCTAAACCAACTGCAGCAAGAGCAAGTCCTGCGAACAGAGGATTCTCTGGATTGTCTAGACCACCAACAGCACCAAACACGATAAGAAACCCAACAACTAAACGAATCGAACCCTTCATTGCAACTCCTTTTTCACTTTTCATACATCTATTATGCCCTAATTTGCAATTAAAGACAAGCACTTTTTACAAGAAAAAACCCCTGTAGATACAGGGGTCTAGGGATAACCTTACAGTCTGTAGGGTTATTTGGAGACGATTCCTATGATTTTATAGGGTAAAAACCATAGTTCTAACATGGCTCTTACCCATACATCAAAAGGATTAATCATTACGGAAGTTTCTGTGAGTAGGATCTCCAGGTTCTAAGTCTGGCATTCTAGTCATTACTGGTGCACCTGCACTCATTCCAAAACCAGTAGCACCTGCTGCAATTCCACTCATCATTCCACCAATTGATGGACGAGGTGGCATACCACCAGAAGATGGTGCTGGCGCAGGTGGTGTTGGTGGTTTATCCCAACCTTTGTTTGCTGCTTGTAGTGCTAGTTTCTGTGCTTCAGGATCTTTACCAGCCAACATAATGCCTGACAAAGTTCCAGTCAAGAATGTAGCGATAGGAATAATCAACTCAAAGAATTTTTGGTCAATTGGAGAGATAGCGTTTAGTGGTTGTGTCACAAAAATAATCGAATATAAAACCACGAAAACGATGCCAGTCAATGTTAGTGCTAAACAGATTCCGATAAAGAATCTTAGTCGAGCCATCAACTGGTCTTCTGTGTACATAAATTGTTCACTCATTTGCATGCTCCTGCTGGTTGTTGACATATTGGTGCTGGTGTTGCACCCATTGGTTCTACTCTAGTTGGTGGTGGACCAAGTCTAGGATCTCGTTGTCCTTTGAAGATATGTTCAGGACAAGTTCTGGTTACATCACATCGAGGCATTTTACACATCTCTTTGTCCCAGTTGTCTGGATCTTGACATGGATATCTAAAACGATCTCCACCGAAGTATGCCAAACCAATTGGTAACAAAAGAAGTAAAATTATCCATTTAAATAATTTTTTATCATTCATGGTCAGTTCCTTATTATTATTTTCCTGCCAATGGATTATCTAACGCTTTTTGGATCTTACTATCTATTTCTTTTCGTAAGTTGCGAACATCTTGCTCAGTCTCTCTTTGAGATTGTTTAGATGATCTTTCTACACTTTCAACAACTCCCTCTAGACGACGGATGTCGTTCTTAAGATCGTTCTTGATATCACGAGTATAATCAGATGACTTTTGAGAATTCTCTTCAACAATAGCCAACTTCTTTTCAATTTCTGTTAGGTCTGGTGCAACATACTTTTCGATTTTAGTCTTCATATCTTGATATGATTTATAGACTTCAAATGCTCCGTATAGTCCACCGAGTAATGATGACACAATAGTTGCAGCTATCATAAGTTTAGCTGGAGTGAATTCATATCCACCAATGCTTATGACTGTATCTTTGCTAGCATACTTCTTAACACCTGCTTCTAACTCATCAATCTTTTTATTTACATCTTTAATTTGCTCTGCCATTTCTCTTTTCCTAGTTTGATAGAGGATTATCCAATGCCTTTTTAATCTTCATATCAACTTCGCTTCTCAACGCACGGATTTCCGCTGTTGTTTCTTTTTGGTTTTTTACCAGTTCACGATTTACATCTCTAATTGTTTCATCAGTGTATCTTCTGATTTCTTTAACTGTTGCGTCGTTCTCACGCTTGATGTCTTTGACTGTGGCATCTGTCAAACGCTGATCTGTTTTGCTAGATCTTTCAACATTTTCTACTACACCCTCTAGTCTGCGAACATCGTTCTTTAAGTCACCTTTAATAGATTCAGTATACTCAACCATCTTACTAGTGTTAGCGTCTAACACTTCCATCTTTTTGTAGATTTCAGTAAGATCTGGTGTAACATACTCAGCGATCTTTTTCTTCATACCCATATAATCTTTATAAACTTCGAAGCACCCATATAGACCACCAAGCAATGATGAT